GAAGAAGAAAACTGCTATAAAATATATATTAAAAAGAATGATGAGGTTTTACCTTGGAAGGAGTTTAACAAGAATATGGCAGTATCAATTGAATTTAATTTAGAATATTAATGAAGCATACACATGCTTATATTGTTGAACCAATTGATGGTAGATACAATAATAAGAAAGATGTTGAAGGTCAAGAATTAATATTAAATACATCGATTGAAGATCATAAGTTTGTAAATAGATCTGGTATTATAATTGAAACACCAGTTATTAAAGACGAATATGATCTACAAATAGGTGATGAAGTAATTATTCATCATAATGTATTTAGAAGATATTATGACATAAGAGGCAATGAAAAAAATAGTCGTAACTATTTTGAAGAAAATAAATACTTTTGCTTTAGTGACCAGATATTTTTATATAAAAGAGGTGGTGAATGGTACACCCCATCAGGTTTTTGTTTTGTAAAACCAATTAAAAGTACTAATGATCTATCCGAAGACAAAGAAGAGCCACTTACAGGTGTTTTAAAGCACGTAGGGAGCAACCTAAGGAGCTTTGGTTTAGAAGATGGTGATTTAGTAGGTTTTACACCAAACAGTGAGTATGAGTTCGTTATAGACGGCGAACGATTATATAGAGTACCACTTAATTCAATTTCAATTAAATATGAACGCAAAGGAACTGAAGTCGAATATAATACAAGCTGGGTATAAAGCAGTACACGAACTTATACGGGTAGCAGAAGAAGAAATAATTGTTGAAGGTGGCGATGATGAACTTGCCGCTGATAGATTAAAGAACGCTGCTGCAACTAAAAAGCTTGCAATATTTGATGCTTTTGAAATTCTTACACGCATAGAAGCTGAAAAGAATTTAATGGAAGATAAACCCATTGAAAAGAAAGAAGCGTTTGGTGGATTTGCTGAAAGAAGATCTAGGTAATGTACGAACAGACATTAGTTAAAACTGTAACACCAGTTAAACCTAATATAATCAAAAGATTAAATAGGTATAATAAATGGAATTATGGTTATAATAAAGAACACGATATTGTTGTTATAAGTAAGAATGGTAAGATCGGTGAGATAATAGAAATACAAGATTTGTGTATAGCATTACCGCCTGTTCCAAAAGAAATTGATAATAACAATAACAGATGGACGCCACATGAGTTTCCTAAAGAACTTAAAAACGTAAAAAGTATATTTGATTGGGAATCATACCCGGAGTCTTTTAAAAACAAATGGTATGCATATATTGATAGAGAATTTACCAGACGCGAAGAAGGTTATTGGTTTATTAACAAGAATATACCTACTTTTATTACTGGTTCTCATTATATGTACCTGCAGCACACCAAAATTGATGTTGGGAAACCAGATTATAGAGAAGCAAACAGATTATTCTTTATATTCTGGGAGGCTTGCAAGGCAGATAAAAGGTGTTACGGAATGTGCTACCTCAAAAATAGACGGTCTGGATTTAGCTTTATGTCATCAGCAGAAACTGTTAACCAAGCTACAATTACATCAGATGCCAGATTTGGAATATTATCTAAGTCCGGTGCAGACGCAAAAAAAATGTTTACAGACAAAGTGGTACCTATATCCGTCAACTACCCGTTCTTTTTTAAACCGATACAAGACGGGATGGACAGACCAAAATCAGAATTGGCATATAGGGTACCAGCATCCAAACTCACAAAAAAATCGATTACGGAAACAAGTGAAAAACAAATACTCGAGGGGCTTGATACAACAATAGACTGGAAGAATACAGGTGATAACAGCTATGATGGTGAGAAACTTAGGCTATTAGTACATGATGAATCAGGCAAATGGGAGAGGCCTGATAATATATTAAACAACTGGAGGGTAACAAAAACAACGCTGCGTCTAGGTAGCAGAATTATAGGAAAGTGTATGATGGGGTCAACATCCAATGCATTAGAAAAAGGTGGTGATAACTTCAAAAAGCTTTATTATGACTCAGACGTTACAAGACGAAATAAAAATGGACAGACTAGCTCGGGATTATATAGTTTGTTCATACCTATGGAATGGAACTACGAAGGATACATTGATTCTTTTGGATACCCTGTCTTCGATACTCCAGAAGAACCCGTCCTTGGAAATGATGAAGACTATATCGATACCGGAGTCATAGACTTTTGGGAAAATGAAGTTGATGGTTTAAAACATGACAGTGACGGTTTAAATGAATATTATCGTCAATTCCCTCGCACTGAAGAGCATGCGTTTAGGGATGAAGCTAAAAATAGTATATTTAATTTAAGTAAAATATATGAACAGATTGATTTTAATGAAAGTGCTACAAGAGATGGTTTGGTCACTAAGGGATCGTTTTCGTGGGAAAATGGAATAAAGGATACAAAAGTTATATTCTCACCTAATCCTAATGGCAGGTTTTTAGTTAGTTGGGTACCGTCTAAGAATCTGCAAAACAATGTAATAGTAAAGAATGGCGCAAAATATCCGGGTAATGAGCACGTTGGCGCTTTTGGTTGTGACTCATATGATATATCCGGAACAACAGACGGCGTTGGGTCCAAAGGTTCACTTCACGGATTAACTAAGTTTAGC